TAGCTTCTGCGGCTTCTGCTTTGTCTTTAGCCAAATTCAACAGTCGATCGCCTGTAGCCACTCTTTCGCCCTCTTGTGCAGCGCGTGCAGCGCCTTTTACGGGAGGTACCGCAGGAGGTGTTTTAGGGGGCAGTGCGTTGCCTTGCGAGTCTACAAGTATGGTCTCAGCACCTTTTGCTAGCCCAGCAAGTCCTTGTTCAGACGGTGGAGGTAAACGCAATGTATCGGCAATTTTTGTTTTTTCTGCTGCCGTTGTAGCAGCTTCTTTGGCCAGTGCTTTAACTTCGCCGGCACCCGCAGAGGGGCGCCTCACACTTGCTCCAGAGCCAATGCGTGCCAAGTACGAAGGTACTTTTAAATCTTCTAGTGTTTTTGCTGTACTTTCAGATACTGTTTTTCCGCCAATAGTACGGGGCTCGTACGTAACTTGTGCAGCTTTATCACGGAAAGACTTCTCTAATTCAGCGCGGTCAATACCTTTACCGGAACCAAAAATTCCCGAAAGCATGTTAGGTACTTGCTCTAACGCCGCCGCACCGCCAGCCGTAGGAATAGCCAGCGTACCAGTAAGGTACTGCAAGGCCGTCTCGCCAGCGCCAATCACGCCTTGGTTACCCGTTATGTAACGATCTTTTTCACCGGGGGCACGAGGCGCTACATTAGAGCCGGGAATCTGAGAAACCAAATCCGCAACGCCAGCGTTTGGCGGTGGGGCTGCCTGAGCAGAGCCTATTGGTATAGCCGATGTCAGTACGGGCGCCATCTTCTTTTGCGTCCAAGCAAGCACATCACCAACGGTCTTCTTCCCGCCCAACACTTCTGGATTAGCAGTAAGAATCTTGTCTTTGTTTTTAGGATCGGTTTTATCCAAGAACGCACTGATGGGAGTGTTGGGGTCAGCAGATAAAAGTTTAGATCCTGTGTCTGTGCCCAAGAAATGGGTTGCATACAGTTCTTGTGGTTTAGGTGGGCGTCCAAGTTGCTTAGTCAGTGCCGCTTGGTTTTGTGCAAGATACTTAACACCCACACGGATATTTTCCATTGGATCGTTACGCTTCTTAGGGTCACCGCCTAAGCCTTTAAACGTCTCATCTATTACTTGGAAGAAACTTGTAGCAGAAGAGCGTGGTTTACCTGTCTTTGGATCAATAGGTCTTGCCTTGGGATCAAAGTTACTTTCAACGCCAGAAATCTGTAGCGCTACAGCGGCAGGAACGCCTTGCATTTGAGCTTCGTCAATGATGGCTTGACGGTAGTCCACCACTCTGCCAGTGTCTCTATAGCCGGGAATATATGGCGCCATACCACCGCCAGACATACGAACCACTGGCTCACTACGCTGGGCAAAGTCGTACATGCCGCCCTGCGCCATACCATTCTGTCTAGGAACATCGTCACCATCGCCGTAGCCTGCAATACCGCCATCAGCCATAGCCTGCATATTGGGCGCGGGGATCTGTGCAATCCCTTGGTTCTCAGGAAGCTGTGTTTGCGCAACAGGTGCTGGCGCTGGTGCGGGGGTCATTGCTGCAATGTTTTGGTCTACAACAGTAGGCATGGGGCCGCCTGCCTGCATTGCTTTAGCTCGCTCGGCCGCTTTTACAATGTTGTTGACATGTACTGCAGTTGCAACAACTGCGGGGTCGTTCCTGTGCTGTGCGGCATAGGCTTGCCGTCCTCGGGCATCCATACCCGCTAGCATAGTGGTCAAAGCATCAATGCGTTCACGGCTGTAAGGGTTTTGTGTTTGAAGCATGTTTACCTCTTATGCCATGTTGTAGATAGCCAAGTCTGCCAGACCAGCAGGACGCTCGTCAACCGAGCCACCTTTGGCAAACACGCCCAACGCTTTACCTGTAATACCTAAACCGGCAGCTTGTTGAATCATTGATGGAGGTTGTGCGTACATGGTCTGAGACTGTTGAGTCAAAGGCAAACCACGGATCATGTCAGACATGAAGCCCAGTTGCTTGTACGGATAGTTTTGGTAGTTTAAAAAGTCTTGGTACTCGGTGTTCAAAGCATTCTGCATTTGTTGCTGTTGCTGGCCACCAAAGCGATTCTGAACATCCAAAAGACCAAGGTTCTGGCCGTACTGCGTCTGACCAATGTCAGCCAAAGACTTAGCACCCGACATGGCTGTCTGTAAACCTTGAAGTCCAAGACCTGCGCCAAACTGTTGCTGCTGTGCGTTTAATTGTTGTCCTGCCAAGTTTTGCGCTTGGGATTGGTTGAACTGTTGCATTGCCTGTGCGTAAGCATCTTGCAGTCCCTTGGCTTGAATGTCGCCTTTTTGACGCATTAAAGAAGAGTTAAGTTGGTTATTGGCAAGAAGATTGCCGCTACCACCAAAAGCACCGGAGCGAGCGGCTTGAGCGTTCTGCACTTGACGGGCAATGTCGCCTTGCCGTTGTGCGTCTGATTGCTGTCTTGCAACAACCGTGTCCATGTACGGAGACATGTACTGGCCAACTGAGCCCGTGCCGGGCTGAAACTTACCTTGTGCATCGTATCCGGGCAATGTGTTTGTTCCCGTAAACTGTTGTGTCTGATATGGATTAAACGTGTACTGAGTATTAAGTGCGCCCAAACCCGCCATACCCGCCATGGCTGTGGCATCACCCAACTGGGGGGCAGTCTGCATCAATCCAGCATTTTCAAACGACTGTTGCTGTAAAGGTGTGAACTGCGCCTGACGATCCCGCATGTACTGCATGTACGGAGTTGCATCTGTATCAGTCTGTAACTGCGCGTCGCCTAGTAGTTTTTCTGCAAAAGGCGCAATGACAGGCGCGAAGCCTGTTTGATACTCTTGTATTTGTGTTGGTGTTGGGGTCGTTGCCATAATCTATTCCTTATGCGGGAAGATATTTGTCTGCGCGACTATTGGCCGCTACTTTGTTTTTGCCTGTGGTCTTGCCACGTGCACGTTGTACACGATCCATCATGGCGTAGAGCTTTTTAGCGCCTGCATCCGTAGAGCCGTTGCCTAGTTCAGACACGATACGGGCAGGCACTACAAACTCACCATCGGCAAGGCGTGCGGGTTGTTGCTTGTTGCCAATCGTTGCAGGGATGCTGTCAGACACGCCATCACCGGGGCCTTTGAGCAAACGACCGCCGTCAGAGTAAGAACCCAACGAGCCAAGACCGCCACCTATGGCGTATCCTTGCAGACCGCCTCTAGCGCTGGCAACCGCACCGCCTACTGTGCCGGTCGTGGAACCTGTATTTCCGTCAGTACTTGCGGGGGCAACCCCAAAACTTTCCGGTATGCTTGGATCGGGGGCTGCGGGATTAAACCCAGAAATAGTATTTCCTGTATTACTTGGTGCGCTTGTAGCATTCCCGGGGCCACCTTGCTGAGAAGCGTTAGCCAAAGCTGCAGCAGTTTTATAACCTTCGTAATCGCCAGTAAACGCACGACCGCCTGCTTGGCCATACATCAAGTAGTGTTCGTAGCCAGAAGTAAAGCGTGTAGGCTGACCAGACGCGGATTTGCCGGTTTTCAACTCGGCTGCAACATCAGGATTAGCCGCAAGGTACTCGGCTTCGTTAAAGTAAGACTGTGGGTTACCGGGGACTCCTATAACTTTCTTTGTAGTGGCTGTTGTAGCTACGGGTTTGCCCATCTTTCTACCCAATACAGCCTCGTCGTACCGCTGCATTACAGGTCTATCTCTTGTTTCAGCTTTACGCTGGGTTAAATTCTTACCCTTGCCCATCAGGAAGTTATATGCGTCCAACGAGTCATCCGTCATCCTGTTGTACGCAGCATTATGTTCAGCCGGAGTTTTAGGCACTTTAGCTGTGTAGCCCAAGCTACCGCCACCGGCGGTGTAAGCACTCTTTACTCCCTCCGATCCTGTAAAACCGCCATACGGACGACCGGGAACGTTAGGCACAACTGTGCGTGTGCCATCTGGGTTTGTAATGATGTCGCCGGGGGTGGCAATAGAAGTCGTATTGCCGCGGTAATCCACGCCCGTAGCTGGGCCAGAGCCGTAATTTCCGTATGCACCATTGTCGTAAACAGTAGCGCCGGGAAGTTTTGTGCCGCCGGTGACTATGGGTGTAAATGGCTGCGGTAAGGGTGTAATTGGCGTAACTGTTTTTGGCGTAAATAAACTACCAAAGTCTTTACCTGTTGCTGCTTTAACATCCGCTACGCTGACACCAGTGCGAGCTAATTCAGCAAGAGCCGCGTTCTGCGCATCTGCTACAGACATTTTTCCTGTATTTACTAAGTTCTGTAACCCGCTTGTGACATAGTTAATATTGCCATACAAACCTTCTAAGCCAGCTTGATCGCCCGGTAGAGCGCCAGCGGTGTAGCCAATCTGGTTGTAAAGCTCGACTGGTTTTCCAGTACGTGCATCAATAATCCCACCAGTAAAACCCACATCACTTTGAGCCGGCTGTGTCAAAGCATACTGAGCGCCTTGCGACAAACCTGCGTTTTGCATGGCAGTAGCCAACGCTTGATCTTGTAAGCCAACTGCACTAGTAGCTTTTTGAAACTCAGAAGCGTCTGTAGTTGGGGAAACAAGAGTGTTTACAAAACGTTTTTCGTAGTCGGCTTGCTGCCCTTGCGTTCCTGTAGCCCGTGCAATGTCGGCGGCAGATACACCGTACTTTTGCATGTCAGCGGCAATTTGCGTGTCCGAAAGATTCGGAGTCTGGAAGTATTTAAAGATGTCGGCGTCGCTCACACCACCGCCAGCCAAAGCTACGATACCGCCCGTATTCATTGGCGTTGGTTGTTGCTGTTGTTGCGGTGGCTGGTTTAAAGAACCTACCCCAAGTTGATACGGATTTGGATTTTGTTGGTAGAACAGATCGCGCTGGCCTTGGAACGTTTTGTTTCCAAACTCACTGGCTTTGACAGGAGCCATTTCGACTCTGCCGTACAAGGGGTCTGGCATACCCGTGTCTGGGTTGATGTTGTACGCCATCTGACGGATATTCCCCGTACTCTTGGGATCAGGCATCTTTGTGGTTGTTGGAACCATAGCGCCTGCCATGATTGGGGCCGCGGCGTAAGCTAAGTTACCGAGGTTGTTTTTGGCAAAATTAAGCGCTGCTTGTGGAGTGGCTGAAACTGCTTTAGCCCCCGCGGATAGTGCCTGCTCTCTTGTAACCGCATTCATACCGGCAGTGGGATCTCCTGCACCTGCCGCAGCTTGGGCGCCCTCAGACATAGTTGAAGCAAGCTGTGCGTTTCCAGCGTCTAAAGCACCTTGAGCCAAACCTGCGCCACCGTACGCACCCAGTCCGGCCATGAGGCCGCGAGATAAACTGCCGGTAGCCAAGGAAGTAATACCGCCTGTAATCAAACCCGCTGTGCCAGCGCTCAAACCCATGCCTGCAATGCCAAAAGCTCCGGGGCCTAAGAACGCGCCAAGGGCGATAGGGGCGACAGCTTTGAACAAATCGGACAAAAGCCCAGCTTCGGGTAAACCCGTAGTAGGATTGATGGTCAGCGTTGTGCCGTTAGCTTGGGCAAACTGTTGTAAATTCCGGACTTCGTCCGGTGTCATGTGTACAAGTAAAGAGTCGTCGCCACGACCTTGCGATGCTACTTGTTCGGCAAACTTGTGCAGGCTCATTTTTGCCTCTCAAAATGGGGGTTGTTTGATAATATCATGTTGGCAGTGCAGACACAAATGAAAGTGTAGCTACAACAGATGCCGTAGATGGTTTAGTTGGCGTACCAGAAGCGGCATAAGTTTGTATGGTTACGTCCACATTTGTGGTTGACCAGTAAATTTGAACGTAGTCGCCTGCGTTCATAGACAAAAAGTAGTTCCAGCCTTTAATGTCATGGAACGGATCGCCCGGATTTTTACGGGCAGGCAGACCAACTTTACCTGTGGAACCTGTAATATCTGTGCCGTTTTGCTTGAGCCAGATAAAAATATCATATGGAGCATTTCCTGCGTTTTGCACCTGCACACTGAACTGCAAGTTGTATATACCGGCGTATGCCGCAGTAATTTTTGAGCCTGTTTGAAGCGACACAGAGTTAGAAAAATCTGTGGTGTTTAGCGCCATCAAAGTGGCAGTATTGGCTGTGGTTGTCTGGCTTGTAAAATCCGAAAAAGCCCCATACGGAAATGCTAAATACCTACCACCTGCGTTACCTGTAAGTTCTGTAAGCGCGTTCTGTAATTGGTTAAAGTACAGACGCAGAACGTTTGTAAACTGATCTTGATACCGGCGCTCGTACTGATCCGTACCCAACGGCAAGTTGGGTGGTGCGGGGTTAATGATCCTATTCTTGGATGTCATCAACGTCTACCGTCAGGACGAATATCAATACGAGGTGCACCCAACTGCCAGACCGTGTTAATCTGGTTGGAGCTAATCTTAAAGATCATCTGGCGACCGCGCAAGCGTGTAAATATCATGCCTGTGAATTCTTCGGTAATGTTATACGCAGCCGATTTACGCACTGGCTGTGAGGCATCGCTTGTAACCCCCGAGCCTGAGTTGGCTAAGCCGTAAAGCTCCATAGTCACAGTAGGCTGTGCACCTGTTGGAGAAGTTGTAGCGTTCTCAAAGGTCAGATCAGGAAGGACGCGCCACACAAAACCAAAATTATGTCCGTCGCCAATGTCAAACTCTGAGGAAGAAATATAGGCATCAATAGCAGTGGTTGTTCCTGTTTCATTGTTGTTCAGCCCATTCTCGTGATACACCAAGTTGCTGCTGTATGTAGCCGCCAGCGGATAGTCACTCAAGCCAGAATCCAGCCACGCTGTTCGTGCCATCGTGCCGTAGTACCAGATTTTTTCTAGGTAGTTGTAAATGACGTAACGGTCAATGGTGAAGGAATTGGCTGAGCAATAGAACCACCAGACTTCGTTGAAACCTTCGTTAGTACCTGCAAACACCTGCGCGGCCTGAGATTGGTTAAAGTCTTGGAACACGTAACGACGCAAGTCGCAGTTAAGCGTCTGCACACGGCCATCGTAAGAGTAAAACTTGTCTACGCCCATCCAGTAAACAATACCGGAGGCAATCACAGCGGCGTTGGGGCCTTGAATTGAAATGTTGTCACCAAGCAGTTGCGGTGCCCAGACGTATGGGGGGCCAAGGTATTGCAGTGAATACACAGATGAGTCGGTAAACACCAACACCTCTTGACGAGTCTGAACTGTAGCCACAATTTCTGAGCCGTGAGACACCCGCACAAAACCTGCTTGGTTAGTGGGGTCAGGCGTCCAGTTGTATGG